TAGGAATACTTGAAAATTGTTCAGCATCTATTCTCAAACCAACTAATGCTGAATTTAGATAAGCTCTTGAATCATAAATAATTTCTGTGTATGTATTCCACTGAAACGCATTTACTAATTTTGGATTGGTTGAATCATCTGTAATTCTTGTGACTTTTATATTGACAGGAAAAGAACCGTCTAATTTCAATACATAATCTCTTTGATATAAATCACCTGTTCTACCTTTTATTTTTCCATCATTACCAGATACTTTAGTTTGATAACTCCCTCCAGAATACTGAACAGCAATTTCCAAGTCAATCTCACTACCTTCAATATCACCTTCATCAGTAATTAATTGCAATTGAGGTACATCAATAGTTACTTTTACAGCCTCAATATTTGAATTAGTTATTGACTTAACTCCAGGTGAATTTTTTGCTATTGTGCCTAAACCTGTATTTTTTACCTGTGCTGTGTTTTCAGTTAAAGGTATAACTGTTTGAGAAGATGTTCCTGTTCTCTCTGCATATGAAACATCTTTAAAGTTAAAACTATTATCTGCATTTTGCAAAGGTGTATCATTTAAAAATATTGATTTTGCACCGTCTACTAAACCACCTATCTCACCCTCTGAAAGGAGATCAAGGACACGACCAAATTGCTTTGATTCAAGATTATCTTTTGCTGTAGAAGTTGAACCGCCGCCGCCTCCCCCTTTACCGTTGCCGCCTGAGCCAATAACTAGATTTGTCATGCTTCTACCTCAATTTGTTGTGTATCAATTGCCGCTGAAATAACGACAGAACCTACTAAGACTTCTGAACCATAAACGATAGGAACAGCAACGCCAGCACGACTTGTGTTTTGTATTCCACTAAAACTAAAACTTCGCCTTGGGTCTTGCTCTGAAGAAGGGACAGGAGGAACAGGTGTAAGTAAGCCAGAAATACCACTAAGAACTAAACCAATTCCTAAATTACCTGCTAAAGCTGCTGCTGAAAAACCCCCTGCACTTGCCGCAAAACCTACTCCTCCTGCACCTGCCGCAAAACCCACCCCTGGAGCTGCTATTGCTACACCAATCAAAGCAGCACCTAATATAATTTTTCCTACGTTTCCTCCTGCTCCTCCCACAACAGGGATAATAGATATATCACTTTGACCAGTTGGGTAATGCAATTCGTCTTCTGATAAATCCCAACTTCCAGCCGACACTTTGTATTGACGATCAAACATGTGTTTTTCTATTCCTTTAAAATTAACGCATAAAAATTTCATGGCTTGAACAACATTATTAACTTCCGCTTCTAAAACACGTTCTCCTACAAATTTAGCTAGTTCGCCATATAGTTTTATCTTACGCAAAGTCATACCGAATCCTCTTTCCTATACATTTTAATAGCCACTCGTCTAATAAATCACGACTCGACAAACGACTTTGTAAATGGTGCAAAAGCAACTGATCGCCAAGATATAAACCGATATGATTTAGTCCAGGTGATCGCATACTCATTAACAATAAATCATTCTTTTGTAATTCTTCTTCAGGTCTTAACTCTCGAAATCCTGTTGCAATAAAAGAACGCTCAAACATTGGATTTAAAATAAAAGCTTCTGAACTTGTGGGCCTATCCCAATCTCTTAAATTTATTCCAAGTTCTTCCTTGTAATAATCACGGCACAATGACCAACAATCATTTATACCCCATACCCATTTACGGCCTATTAAAGGTGCTTTATATCCGCAAGGTTCATATTCAACCCATTGTTCTAAATTTGGCTGAATTACATACCATTTAAGTTTAGTTTTTTCGCAAGCAACCTTATCAGCCATTGATAATTCTGGTGCTGTTACTGGA